CTTACATGCACCATATGCTATATATTGCCACCATTCAGCTAAATCTGGAGACTGAGAAGTGCTTAATAGCTCAGTAGGCCTAATATATGCTTCTAGCTCAACTTTATATGGTTGGTCTGGAATTGGGCGAACAACAAAAGAATCATTGAAATATAGCAATGCTGTCGGCCTAGAAACAACATACGGAAGAGTTTGACTCTTAACATCAGAACCAGACTTAGGAGCATGTAGAAAGCTAAAAGTATACACTCCAGTGATATAGTTTATTGACCCAACGGTAGCAGTAGTTGAAGCATCAATAAGTGAAGCTGAGTTTAGTCCATATGCCGGTAAATCAATAACTGCCAAACCAAGACCACTTGTATCGACACTACTAAACAAAATATTATCGCGCAAAACGGGTATGGATGTAAGAGTTCCTGCAAAAGTTGTAGTAATTCCATCACCGATTCCAATGGTTGCTATGCTATTTGTTTTAGGATAAATGCCATAAAATTGTTCTTGAGATTGAGACATGAACATCGTATATCCAGCAATAGAACAATAACTACCTACTGAAGTATACTTATTCTTAAAGTTATAAAGCGGATGCGTTGATGGAGTAGTAACTGTTGAATACGTATCAACATAAGGTTCAGTATAGAACGAAAAATTCTGACGCAATGAAAATAGTTTTAAATGCTCTGGAAAGTCATACAAAATAAAAGTATTTATGTAATCGTCCAGTTCTGCATCTGTTAATTGCGTTGGTGAAGGGCTTCGTGATAGCCTTCTAATTTTTGTTCTTATAACGTTTAGTGTCGAAAGTGTATTGTCTGGCATACTACTCCAAGTTTATTAGTGCGTTCCTATTATTTCTTTAGCCGCCAATGCCAATGCAATCCATCTGGCCGTGCATTTCCAATTATCATAAAAAACTTAAGGTCACCGTCATATGTTTCATAAACTATAAACTCTGGTAGCCCTTCATCTTGAACATATTCCATCTCATATTCTTCATATGTATGTATATGTTTCGTTGTTTGACTACTATCCATACAGTTAGAATATGGAGTAATTCCAGTGAACATAAATATAGTTAAAATAAGGCCGAAAAAATTCATATTATTTACCTTTTTCAATATAATCTACCGTCACAATCTGCTTATCATTAAAGTTAAAGTCTTCTATATCTACAAACTCTAAACTCTGAAATCCAAATCGTCTTACTTTTTGCCCTACCTTCATAGAAGGCTTTCCAGCCTCTGTCTGTGTATGAACATGTACTGGGTACCATCCGTTCTTATTTAGATGCTTAGCAACCCCAAGTGGGATACTATAAACCTCTCCATCAACAAAGTCATAACGTTCTACTGGGTCTTCCTTATATACCTTAAAAATAAAGCTCATCGATCCACCTTCTACTTCGTAGAAACGGAAGATACCCTTAACCATCTCGCGGTCTTTATCACGTTGATACTTAAGGTTAGTCTTTATATTGTCTTTATTAATCTTATCCGAAAGTGCCATCTCTTCTCCTTTATGATTTTGAGAGGGGAAATGCTCCCCTCTCTTACAATTACTACGTATTAGATAAATGTAGCAAATGATTTGCCAGCGCGCCATTTAATTACGTCATTTGCAACACCAGTAGGCGTTCCAGATACCGCACCAAGGCTACCAAGCGTGATTCCAATAAAGCCAACATTTTCAGTTGCACTAGCAAGAGAAGTTACTACTTCTCCAACAGGCATAACTTCTGCAGGCGTGAAAGGAACAACAGCAGGCAATGGGAAATTAAATGCTGTATAACCAGTTGTATCAATATTAATAGAGAATGTTCCAGCAGTTAATACAGTTATCGTAGCTACTTGACCATTAAGCTCAGTCATGCCGCATATTGAAGGAACACTCATGCGAATGATTTGACCAGTTATATAACCATGATCAACAAGCGTAGTTACAACACCAGCAGCAGCAGCTGTGATATTAGCAATTACTCGTCGGCCAGGCGTAAACAACTTATACGTTGCAATATCAGGAGCTATCATTTTCATGAATCCTGCTCCATTAACAACACCAGGTGCTGTAGCTAACGCATTTGTTACCGTTACGCTTGTATTAGCAATAACCGTACCTGTAAAGTCAAGACCGTTGATGTTCGTATGAGCGCCACCATATATCCTATAAACAGCACCAGTTGTGAAAGGTGATGTTGCAGCAATAGAATAAACAGGAGCAACTACGTTTGTACCAGCTGTTACCGCTAATGTAGTACTTGAAGAAACTGAACTATCAATAGGAGTAAATCCAGGTCGTGATGCTACACCATTAAAGCCAATAAGTCCTGTTACTGAGTGAATTGCGTTAGTAGCTGCACCATGATAATGAATTATGTGATCGCCCGTTGACATTTCACGCTGCCAGTAATGGTACGTTGAGTCCCATTGCGTTGTTCCAGCAGTCGTGGTTAGATTCCATGTTTCCATCCAGTCAATGTCAGACCTTAAAACTATAGTCTTAGCCACACCGGTAGAAGTGAAATAACCTTGTTGAATGATTGTGTTATCAGCCATTATATCTCCTTAATTAAGCTAGTGTCGCGCGTAGGTTAATAATCCACAAATCGTTGCATATGCGTGGGCATGTTGCAAATTTGTAACCAACAGACGAGTTCAATGCAAGCGGTCCATCATAAATCGATGGATGATAGATAAAGCTAGCACTGTATCCATCTTGCTCGATTGTTGCATATGCTTCCATACCAACACAGAAGATATTATAAGTATCCGCATTAAGTGCTGAAGCAGCTGCATTCTTTGAACCAATTGAACTTACCAAGAAACGCAAGTTACCAATAGATCCCCATTCTGATTTCAATGCATTCATAGGTGCTGGATATTGGTTCTTATGAATGAACCCTTGTACAGCATCAAGATTGCCTGTCATCTTTGTTGAGCAAAGCCCAAAAAACGCATCTCTTACAGGTGCTGTTCCAAACTTGTCTTCACCTTCGATGTTATCCGTTATCGTGTTAGCATCGTTGTCAAGAAGTTCACGAACAACCAAATCAACGTCTGAACGTGTCAATTCAGTTGGATTATCCGAATCTTGTTACTTGTTAACTTAAACACCCCGTGATACGCTTATCGAATGAAAAAAAATGCAAAACAAGCTAATCATGCATATATTGATGTAGATAAAGGTATCAAAAGTTAATATTTAAGCGGGTAATCATTTCTGTTACCTCTCATAGTTTCCTATGAGGCCCGACTATCGCATCCTCTTTCGAGGTCTCTGAATTTAGTCTGTCAGGCTGCACGGCTTTCACCTGCTTGCCCCCTGTTGCCTTCGCCATGACGCGGTCAGGGATCCAAGTCAATTATCAGAGATTTTAAAACGGCAATTTTAATGACAACCGTTTACACCGCCTGTGCAGTTAATGAAACTTGCTGTTGATGCAAGCATGTTTCGCGTGAGCTGATCTTCGGTTTGTCTTAATGATACTCCGAGTCTTGTTGCAGCTTCGTTCAAGACTGGATCTAGACTCTGCAATGTAACTTGTTCATTTATTTGCACGAAGGTACCATAAAAACTAAGCTTTGCCTCAATGTCAACAGCTGTTAGCAATTGTCCTGGAGGAGTTACGCCTGTATTTCCTAGCGGTACCATAGCTGTCGATAAAGGATTATACCTTCTCATAACCAATGTATTTCCACCATTCCTAGGCATTTTTTTTAACATTGCTGGAATCTTGTGGATCATATTTGGAACAGCTACGCTAAGTAGCTTATAGCTGAAAGATTGTTGAACTGCGGCTGGCAACACAGTAGTAGTTGTAATAGCCATAATAAAACTCCTTAATCTTAAAGTTAATAGACCTTCATGTTTATACATACATGATGTTATGAACATGAGAAGTCAAAACTATACAATTAAAGTTGACGAGACTTTGATACGTCGAGAAGTGGTTTGCGAGACCACGTTACGCAGACGAGACTAGGCGAGCATCTCGTGATAACGCCTGAATACTTAGTATACGCTTTTACTAAAAAGTAATAAACAATAAAAAGACCGGATATCGTTAAGCGGATACCCAGTCTTTAGTGCTCACATAATCAGGATATAAATAAAATACTTAGTCCTTAGGACCAAAGATTTTATGCCACATCTCTTTTGCCCAGTCAAAAACCGCTACGAGATGCTGATAGGCTTCTACCAACCAATCCCTAACGAGTTCAAATACAGGCTTAAGGGCTAGCAATAAATTCTTTAATAAATCATACCATTTTGCAGCTTCATCCATAAGGTTAGTCATCTGCCCGATGCCTTTTGCTATTAGATCAGCTCCCTTAACATTATGTGCAACCAACTGGTTGATAATGGCAAGGGTTGTTTCTTTTAGCGCACCGGCTAGTTGGACCTGTGGAACAGCTTCCATAATTTTATCCTTTCATAGTTACTAAACCTACCAACAATTATATAACTAAAAAAATTATCATCTATAATACTAGCGGTTTTTTCTAGCCTCGGCCATCTCTTTTCTAAGTTGAACCTGAAGCTCAGGAGTAAGACCATTGGCAAACGCATTAGCTTGAGATAGCGGACTATTACCTTGCTGTGGAGATACACTTGCTAATGGTCTAGGTTTAGCAGCATTCTTTGTAGCTAACGTACGATCAGATAAATAAGTATCCTCATTGTAGAGGCCAGATTCTTTAATTTTCCTATAAGCTAAAGCCGCCTTAGCTCTAAAACTAGTAGAAGTATCTATTACTTCAGCAAAGTCTTCATCAATTGCCCTTAGGGCATCCATATTCTCCTTAGTAACGACTTTATCTATATCTGGATACTTAGCCTTAAGGATAGCTTCTTCGCTCATTGCGTGGGATGCTTGTTTAAATGAACTAAGCTCATTACGTAACTTAGCTATCTCTTTCGTATACTTACGATCGATCTTGCTTAGGTGTTTCCCCTCAACAATATCTTCATCATCTAACTTTAGAACTTCTTCTACTTCTTCTTCTTGTTGTTTTGGAGAACGATACGATTCAACCTGCCGTAACGCTGCATCACGTTCACGCTCAATCTGTCTGTTCTTTTCCACCAAAGCACGGAAGTTATCCCTCTGCGTCTTAACCTGCTTCTCTTGCATAGGCTCTTGAGGGGCTTCAACCCCTTGAGAGACCTCAACCTCTTGAGAGGCTACAGCCTCTTTAGAGGCTACAGCTGATTCAAGCGCTGTCTCTTCTTGTCCTTGAGCTGCTTGCTCTGCTGCTTCAGATTGTTGGGTTTGTTCTAAATTTTCAGTTTCTTGCATCTTCTCTCCTTTGATTTAAGTATCTAATTTTATTGAACTAGCATATTAGATTTTAGCTCTTCGCCGTTCAGCTTCTTTGATAATTTGTATAGTGTGCTATCTGCAAACTGTAGTACAAAGTTTAATAACTCGTACTCCGATGGATCTACTAACGCTCTTTGCTCCACGAACATCATACACGCATCTTTAGATGGGATAACCCATAATAAATCCAACCTATCATCTTCTTTAATATATTGATACACGGTCTGATCATAATCAGGTGTAGGACAGGTAGAACGTGCAAAGAAGTAGTTACGCAACACGTTTTGCATAACCCTCTCTTTCTTAGTTATTACAACTACGAAAAAATTATTAGGGTAATCATTACGAGAAACGCGCACACACCCATCAATATTATCGACATATTCGCCATGCATAGCCCTTTCTAAAGCTATAGGATCAGTGGTGTCTG